CCCCGCGATGTAGTCCGTCGTCGAGAACTCCGCGACGACGTACCGCCTAGCTTCCCAAAGTGACACCGTCTCGCGCGCCTCGAGCGCGTCGAGGAACTCGAGGTGCGAGTCCTCGACGCATTTCGGGCGGCGCGACGGGAGCGAGGACGCGCGCACGCTCGTCACGACGCGACCTCGTCGCCGAACTCGAGCCACAGTTGCTCGAGTTCGTGCGTCTTACGAACGACGTTGATAAGCGACGCGGCGCGCGCGCGACCGAGCGCGAGGTGCAGTTGCAAGTCGTCGACGCCGTTCTGCCGATACCCGTCGCGCAGGAGGTTCCAGTAGTCCGCCGACGGACGCGCGAGTCCGCGCTCGACCGTGTCCGCCATGACGTAGACGAACGCCTGCGCGAGTCCGCGCGCCGTGCGGACCGTGACGGTCCGCTTGACGTAGTAGGATGGGAACCCCTCGAACGAGTCGAGTGCGCGCTCGTCCTGCGGCGTGATGCTCCACAGTACGCCGCCCACGCTCGCGCCCTCGCGCTCGACGATGTCGGCGTGCAGGCGGAACTCGAGCACGAAGTCGTCGACGTTGCCCGCCCCGAGGGAGCGAGCCGCCGGACACCGGAAGTGCATCGCGGCGAGGTTCGTGTTCGCGCCATACGCGAAGTATAGACGGCGAGGCGTCGGGTCCTGCTTCTTTGCCTTGTGCATTGTCCTGCTCCGTTCCGTTGACTGCGTCGTGTTCGTCGCCGCGGCGCTCGCGTCGACATGAGAGACGATACCGCATCGCGCTTGCCCGGTCAAGTGCTAGTCCGGGAGGAGGTGCTCGAGGATTTTCGCGGCGACCATGTCCTCGAGAAAATGCTCCGGCGTGTCGCACCGCACGGTCGCGAGCGGGTGCAGTCCTTCGACCCGGAGCACCACGCCCCGCATGTAGTCCTCGAGCGTCTCGCTCGACGTGAACGGCGACGCGTCGCGTACCGCTTCCACCACCGCGCGCGGAGTCTCTCCCGAGAACTCCGCGCCGTCGAGTGTCCACCGAATCTTGAGCATGGCGTCGTCTCCTATTCCCGGTCGCCTTACGCGACCGACGTGCGAGTGAGGCGAGCGACGCGCGCAGCGGCGCGGCGTTCCTTCGCCTCGAGTTCCGCCTTGCGCGCGACGAGCAGCGGACGGAAGTCCGCGTCGACGCGCCCGAGGAGCTTCGAGAACGAGAACTGCGACTTCGACATGACGAGCTTCGACCGCTTCGCCGACGTCACCATGCCGACCGCGAGAGCGACCCAACCGACGACCTTGTCGGCGTTCGTCGTGCCCGCGGCCTGACGGAACTCGACCGTACCCTGACGGAGCATCGGCTCGAGATTGAGTTTCATGTAGCGCGAGCCGCCTTGCGCGTTGCGAAGGTCGTTCACGCCCGACGCCGCGTCGATGCGCGAGAGCGCGACGAACGTCGCCTCGTCCGAGTTCGTGCGCGCGATGTTCCGGAGGTTCGACGCCGCCCACTGGGTCGAGCGGCGCGACGCCGGGACGAGCGCGTCCATCGCAGGTTCAAAGCGGACGAACAGCGCGACGAGGTTCTTGAGCGCCTGCGCGTCGAGGTCCGCCGCGAACACATGCACATGAAACCCGCACGACGAGTTCACCTTGACGCCCATGTTCGTCAACGTCTCGCACACGAGACGCACCGTCGCGATGTTCTCCGACGTGAACGCGAGCGGCGGCGAGACGAGTTCGACCGCGTTGCGACCACGGAGCGACGCGTCCGGGACGAGCTTCCACTGAGACGGGACCGCGTGACCGTAGGACTCGACGCGGCACGAGACGCCCGCGGCGTTGAGCGCCTGCGCGATGTCGAACTTCGAGTTCGTGCCGCCGATGATTTCGAGTTCGATGCCGAAGGTCCGCGTCGAGTTCGTCATTGTGAGGCTCCGTTCCGTTGCGCTTCGTTCGTTTCGCCGGTCCGTCTCTCGTCCCGACACAAAGAACAATAGCGGGTCGCGCTTGCGCGTGCAAGCCGAAAGCGAAGAAAAAAGCGACGCGGCGCATCTTTTTTGTAGCGCGTTGCGGGACAACGACTTAGCGAAAATGCCGGCCTTTTCGCGAGCCTGCTCATTATATGCGCCGGAAAACTTCCGGGCGCGGCGACGCTCGAGGACGCGCCCCCGGCCCGCGGCTCGCTCCCGCTCGCCTTTGGGGAAAGCATAGCGCGTTCGCGCTTGCCCGGTCAAGCCGTATTCTACCCGCGCCACGAGTTGACCCAACCGGACGGACGAGGACGCGGCGCGCGCGGCGACGGCGCGCCCGGCTCGAGCGGCGTCTCTCCGTCCGAGGACGGCGTCACCCTGACCGAGAGTTTCGCGGCCCGCTCGCCGAGGGAGCGGACGACGTGCGCGCCCGCGATGTAGAGCGCGGCGAGCGCGTAGACCATGAGGTCGAACGCCTCGTTTCGTTCGCGCGTCTTGACCCACACGCGGACCGCGCCGCGACCCTTGACGTACTTCCGGAGCGCCTTCTCTGCCGTCATCTGCGCGAGGAACTCCTCGTCGACCCACTCCGGGAGATGAACGTATCCGGGTCCCGGCGCGGGAACCCGCAGTCGCGCGAGGACCGCCTCCTTCCCGGAGTCGACGCACAAGACGAACAGCGGAACCGCATACTTGTTGTGCGACGACGCGCGCCCCACCAGCGGCAGTCCGCTCGTCGAGCCGCCCTTGACCGGGAACACGCGACGCCCGCTCGCGAGGTACGCCTTCGACCACCGATAGACTTGCTCCGTGTATTGCCCGCCGGAGTCGACGACCGTGAGTTCGACCCGGAGTTTCTGCCCTGACGCGCAATCGAACGGCACGTCGAGGAACGCGCGAAGGTCGTTCCACGGAGCCGCCGAGGACGGGTCGCCGTGTATCTGCGAGAACGCGATGAGCCACGACTCCTCTCCGTCGCCGAATCCGACGACCGCGACCTCGAGTCGGTCGCCCTGCACGTCGACCGCGGCGACGAGGAACCCGACGCCGTCCGGCACCTCGCCCTCGTATCGCTCGCGGCGCGCCTCGAGCGACGCCACACTGACCGCGTCGCCCTGCTCCTCCCACACTTCGCCGAGCACCGTGTTGACGAACACCTTGAGCGCCTCGACGTTTTTGCCGATGGTCGCGAACTCCTCCGCGATTTCGTCCCACCTTCGCCACGGCGAGCAGAGCGAGTTCAGATGGTACCCGCGAACGCGGCGACCCGGCGCTTCTGCGACCCACGTCCCGCGCTCGAGCATGAGCGCCTTGTCGACCTCGCGATGCGCGTGCTCGCACGCCTCGCACCGGTACGTCACCGACTCGCGGCGCGGGTGCCCGGCTTCGTCTTTGTCCCACATGAGACGGTCCCACCGGAGGACTTGCATATGTCCGCACGCGGCGCACGGGACATAATAACGACGCATGTCCGAGGCGAGCCACGCGCTCTCGATTCTCGAGACCCCCTTGACCGTCGGCGTCGAGACGAGGAGCGCCTTCCGATTCCAGAACGTATCGGACCGGCGCAGCGCGAGCCGCACCGGGTCGCCCTCGGTCCCGGCGCTCGCCGGGAACCGGTCGACCTCGTCGCACAGGACGAGGCGGACCGGACGCATCGCGAGCGCCGAGGGAGCGTTCGCCCCGACGCATGAGATGTGCCCGCCCTGAAACGTCTTGTGTAGAATCGTGTTCTCGGAGTCGCGCGACTTCGCGTCACTCACCTTCGCGGCGAGGACCGGCGTCGTCGCGAGCATCGGCGCGAGCCGGTCCTTCGACCATGCTTCCGCGAGGTCGACCGTCGGCTGAACGACGAGCACCGGACACGGGTCGCAGTCGACGTAGTACCCGAGCACGTTGTTGATGACCTCCGTCTTTCCGACCTGCGACGCCGTCATTAGGACGACCTGCTCGACGTCCGGGTCGAGGACCGCGTTCAGGAGTTCGCGTTGATACGGAGCGCGCGCCGTGTCCCACCTGCCCGGCTCCGACGACGCCTCGCTCGTGAGCATGCGGTGCCGGTCCGCCCACTCGCTCACCGTCAGGAGCGGAGGCGGGACGGCGATGCGGAGCGACCGCGCCATGCGCGCGCGGACTAGCGCGAGCGGGTCATTCGGTTCCGGATTCGATAGAGCGAGCGACAAGTTCGACCTCCTGCAACGCGTCGTTGACCATCGAACGGAGGACGACGTGCGCCTGCGCGATTGTCTCAAGACCGACGCACCGCACCGCCGTCGCGTTGATACTGGCGACGAGTTTCGCGCGCATGCCCGTCACCGCTTCGTCCCACAACCGAGCCGCCGACTCGACCTCGACGACCTCGCCGCGTTGCCTCGAGAGTTCGAGTTCCTTGAGGTGCGCGTCCGCGCGCGCGCTCCGGAGTTTCGCGTCGCCGAAGTCCGACGCGTCACCGCCTGCGCCCGTGTTCGTCCGAGGACTGCGCGCCTCGAGCGCCTTTTGTAGATAACGCACATACCAGAGCAGGCACGCGCCGAGGTCGTATCGACCGCGCCCGGCCCGCGGCATGCCCTCCTTCACGAGTTGCTCGACGCGTCGCGACGTGATGTTCAACGCCTGCGCGACTGCGACGGACGCGACGAGCGCCATACTAGAACCCCACCTCGATTGAATACCGCGAGCCGCCGCGGACGACGCGGCGCACCATTCCGGGGAACTTCTTGGTCAACGCCTGAATCGCGCGGAGTTCGGCGAGTTGCGTCCGGTACGACGAGCAACCGCCCTCGTCGTTCCAGTGCGACGACGCCCACCACACATGACGCGCGGCGAGCACGCCGCCGTCCTCGAGGACGCACCGCATGCACAGTTCGTAGTCCTCTTTCACGTCGAACGACTCGTCGAACCGCGTGCGCCCGTCGTTGAGGATTCCCATAAACGACCCGACGATGTAGCCGCGCGTAAGGAACGGCTTC